GGCCCGACTGTTCTGATCATCGAGACGGCTTTCATTGTTCCAACCGCGTGTGTTCTGGTCGTTCTGGCGGGCATTACTGTCATCGAGGCGCGCTTCGTTGGCGTTGGCCCGACTGTTCTGATCATCAAGGCGGGGTTCGTTGGCTTGTGCGCGTGCCTCTTGGCCGAGGGCCGAGAATAGACCGGGGGCCCCGGCGGCTTCACCGTACTGCTCCGTTGCCGCTGCTTTCGCGCGTAGACGACGGGGAAGGTCATAGCCATCCTCGAACGCCTGCATCATTGCGCCTGCAAGTCCAGCCATTATGCTACGCCTTTCCGATTTTGCCACATGTCGGCAAGTCCACCTGCCGCTGTTGCAAGTCCGCCCATCATCTGATTGCTGCCCTCGGTCCTGTGGGCCGCTGCGGCGGTTGTGTGCCCTGCAGCTGCCATGCCGCCCGCTTGGCCTTGGCTGGCCACGTTGTATGCGGCGTTCAAACCTTGGGCCTCTTGGCCCTGAAGCTGGCCGAGGTAGTTACCGAACTCGCTGGAAGCGAGGTTCTGGCCGAAGTCGGTCAAACCTTTCAGCGTCGCGCCACTGTTCAGCAAACCGTTAGCGGCGGCCGAACCGGTTATGGCCGACATCCCCTGCTCTTTGCGGAAGTTGTAGCCGGTGCTGTCCTGATACTGCTGAAATGCGGCTTCAGACTGGGCTTGATCGCCGCCTGTACCGAGTAGGCCAGCGGCAATACCACCGGCGTTAGAGCCGAACTGCTGTGCTTGATTTACGCTATCGCTACCCTTGAGGTAGTCGAAACCGGCCATGCTTTGCTGGGCGGCTTGGCCCTCGGCGGCGGCTTGGCGTTTCGCGTCTTTTCGGCCGGTGATGGCGGAAATGATGCCCAGCCCTGCTGATACCCATCCCATATTCGATTACCTCATGTTGGATTATTCTTGCCAGTATAGTTGACAATGAGACTTCTTGTCAAAAGATAGTGGTCATCTTCTTTTATGGCGCCCATCGCGCGCGATAACATGCGTGCAGCGCGTTCAAATTCATGACCTTTTGGTGGTTTTCCTGTCAGCTTCTCAATGCCGCGACGGTCCATGGCGTACAGAAGCATAGTCCTTATCGCGTCCATATCACATCCCACCGGGCAAAGCCAGTGCAAGTCGCCGTGTGACCAGTCATCGAGATACCGATGGATGAACACCCAGTTGAATTTCCACTCCATCACCAGCCAGTCATGTTGCGATATAGTCACGGCGAAGTGATTGACGTCCTTGTGGTCGCCAAAATACTTATGGGCCTTGGGGTATGCGTGGATCAGTTTGTCCACGGCTTCAGCACCGACTCTCATGCGCGCCACCTTCCATACGTGTCCTGTGTTATGAGTGTTCTCTTGCCGTTGGGGTAGGTCAAGACGTGGGCCCTTTTCCACGACGACGGCCCTTGGTTGTAGCCTTGGTCAAGGTTCCCGGTGATCCCTGCGATATATACCCCATCGTGTATTTCGGGGGAGTGCGTGTGGCCAATAGTAAGACGGCTTGCCATTCTGCTAAAACTAGCTGCGCTGCCTCGCGCGCCATTTGGTCCTTGATCGCCGTGAAGCCCATTTTCAATTCCACCATGTTCTTGGCAAATACGGAATGTACCGCCCCGTGGGACAAAGCCCACACCTTCTAAGTTCTGCGGATCCGATGTCTTCAGAGCCCACAGGAACATGTCGAACATGTCATCGTCTTCGTCCAACGCCTCGTAGAAAGCGAGGTTGCAGCGATGCCAATAAGCGATGTTCTTCGTGTCGTTTCGTTCTGGATTAGCCTTGGCCCACTGCAGCAGGCGATCGTCGTGGTTCGAATAGATCACGATAGGCTGGCAGAAGTCGCGCTCGATTTCCCGCACCGTCTGGGCACAGAGGTCCATCTGCGACTCCATGTGCGACTGGTTAGACGCATTCATCATGGCGCGGTGGAAAGGGTCTTTCTCGACATAGCGTGAGTGCCATTCGATCGCCGCCAAGTCATGCACAAAGGCGTAGCGTGGCTTCAGGGCGTCGATCAGTGACCCAGCCTGCCTGCCCCACAGGTTGTGGGCGACTTCCGGTTCTACCGACGGGACGTGAAGGTCGCCAAGCGTGACTGCCTCGATCCGGTGGCCCAGTGTGATCGACCCGTTCTTGACCTGTATGTCCAAGTCTTGGAAGGTGCCGTCCGACATCGCCGAGATTTGACGACACCACGCGGAGCCTTCACTGTCGACTTCGACCAACGTGGCACCCAGGATGTGGTGGAACTCGGCCTTCTTACCGGCTTTCTTCTCGATATAGTTCGGGACCGTCACCGCGCCGGTTGTCATGAGAGACGGCACGTGTTCGCCCATAGGCGCCGGTGCAGTCTGATAGGCCAGCTTGGCGTGGGGGAACAGCGCGTCACGGCCACGTGAGTAGGCCAACAGCCCAGAAAGAGGGCGTGCAGCTGTGGGCAGTGTGTTCATGTCGGCACAAAACACCACAGGGCCGAGTTCCATGGGCTCAAACCGTAGGAAGGGTCGGATTTCTGCGCGGTAAGTGTTTGTCAGCGTATCGCGGTCACTGTGTCGACGTTGTTGATACGTGAAGCCGCCCACAAGTATCTCCGCGCTCAGATATGCAGCGTAGGCTTGCAAGTTGGTCCAGAAGCGGGGGTGGATGTCGGTGTCGTCCTGTGCAGACGTGACCAGCCAACGGTGTACGGTTCCGCGCCGTACATCAGCTGCTGCGACACCTGCTGGCGCGTAGAGCGACCAATCTGGCGTGTAGGATTCGTCGCCGCGTGCCTTCAGCTTCTCGGCGTTGCGGATGAATGAATATATTTTGTTGTGAGTTTCGGGGTAGCCGGCCTCTATCAGACGGCGCACCGCCTCACGGGTTGCTGATCCCTTACCACCTGAAACGCTTGGGGGCGCAAAGCCTTCCCGAAGACATTTCTCTACGGCATTCTTGATACGCTGTGAGCGTTCTGCCGATACCCGTATTGCGGGCATTACGTTGGTTCCGCCGCTGCAATCATAAAGGATAGCAGTTCGACCGGGCCATCTGGGGTACGCCGTGCGAAGGCGTAGACCGCGCCGGTATCAGGGGAAAGGAAGATGGCAGTTCTTGACCCCAGCGGAAGACCGAGGGGGTTAGGCACGGTGTTGGTAACAACAGTTGACATATAAAGAAATCCCTTATGCGCATGGAACTCCCGGAAAGTCTCTTCCGTGAACGTCATCTCCCCCGGTTCATAAACGCATATTTGACGCCCATCTTCATAGCTACATTCAACAGCAAAGGCGGGGGTACACCCGAAAACGAGGGCGGCGGTGGCGGCTAAAATTAGATTTCTCATTACATTCTCCATTGTGTGTGGGGTTACGGTAAGCCGTACCCTGTCAAGGTGTCAAGTGTTTACGTTTTTACTTGGAATCCGACTTCAGCTGCGGATATTCCCGCCGCCGTCCACGCTACTGTTGTGGCTGGGTCAACAGTCCACGAGGCGTTGTGCTTTCCGAACTGGTGCTGCGGTGGCGTCCAGTCAGCCGCGGAGTCGTAGTCGACCGAACTGATTCTCACGAACGGTCGGATGTTCACCGGGCCGGTCGTTCCGATCCTCACGGTGCTTTGAGCGTTTAGTGAGTGGATAAGCCGCCCAGTCGGGACGGTGTATGTCGGCAGGTTGTAAGAGTTCTTGTCGGTGTTGGTGCCGCTAGACCACCCCGTCCCGCGATCGTCGTCGTTAATCTCGGTGATCGTGGAAGACATATCTGTGTGGGCGCCGATGGAGTCCGCATCGAGGCGTTCCATTTTCATCCCGACTGTTGTCTCGCCGTGGGCAAAGATGAGTTGGCTATAGTGCGCGTTCCCGCCGCTGTTGTATATGTCGGTGTGGGTGACCAGTGCGACTTGCGGCATGACCGCTGCACCGGACGCGGCACGGGTTACAGAGAGGACCGACACCTCGTTGACGTACATCGTGCCGGTGACATTTACGCCATCGTCTTCATATACGAGGTCGACCGTGACCAAGGTGTTAACTGGGAACAAATAGGTGAAGGACGAGGATGTCTGGCCGCCGGCGCCGTCGTATACCCGCATACCGAGCAAGCCGTTGGAGTAGTCCATATACATCTTCAAGGTGCCGTTCGAAGTCGTCCACCGCATCCACTCACCGTCCGACAAGGAAGATGATGTGGTTGGGGCGTAGTAATCAAAATGGAACGACACGATACTTTCGCCCGATAAGTCCACGTTATGACCGAACGTGCAAGGGCGGGATCCCCCGTAGTTGGAGACGATTCGGCCACTGCCGGCCACATAAGCGGAGTCAAACGTCCCGGCGGTCGTAGACCATGTGCAACCGGGCATGTCGTTTATACTGTTCGATAGGAATGAAATGGTCATTTGGCTGTCCTATATTGGCTTGGTTACGACATACGTGTCAAAGCCCTGCGCGGAAACCCCCTCATTGAAGCCCCCGGTCACGATGTACGCGTCCAACTGTTGTACCGCTGGGCCGTCGTTTCTGGCGCCGGCCACGACATACGTCGTTAGCTGGTTCGACACACCCTCTTCTACCCCGATGTCGAAGTATAGCGTTTGGCCGTCGGTCATGCCGCCCTGCGACCACGAATCCAGTGTCCTAAACGAACCGATCTGAGTGTACGTGATGTCGTCGTCGGACACGTATATGTCGGCAGATTCGATGAAGTCTCTGTCATGCTCAAAGAACCGGATTCGGAGAAGGTCGGCGTCCACGGCGACACCGAAGTCAAAGTCGAAGTATGACCATGTGTCAATGTCGGGCGTAATCGACCCGTTGGTGAGTGCCGTTGTTTGGTTTCCGGCCGCTGTTGTAATGCTAGATGGCACAAGGTCCGTGCCGCCATCCTGGAAGGCGATGTTGTAAATCTGTGGGATGGTGTTGTTGAACACGAAGTTGTTGATGCGCCAGTACCGCGCGCTTGGCCACCCGGCGCCGGATGGTGCTGGTGGCACGAAGACTGCCGCGCCGCGCGTATATGCTGGACGGCGAAGGAACATTAAGGCGTGACCCCCGACGTGCCGAGAAGCGTCCAGACTGCCCCTGCCGCTGTTGCGTCAACTGATACCGGCGCGATGAACTCCAACTTGGAGCCCGCCGCGACCGTTTTCGCCGTGCCGGATGTGGTGGCGAACGTGAACGCGCCGCCGGTCGAGATGGTTATGGTGCCGATCGTCACGCCGTCGTCATCCACGTCGATCACGAATGAGCCGGTGGGGTTCGTTGTGATGTCGCCAACCGATCCGGCGAAGTTGGCGGGGAATACCAATTCGCGCGCGATCATTATGACTTCGAGAACCTGGGCGGTCGTTGGCACGTCGCTGAACCCCGACCCCACGTCGTAAGGCGCGTTATACGCGGTGGCGACCACTGAGGCCGATCCGACGTTCTTCACGCCCACAATTTTGATGTTGCCCGCCGTGATGTTCGAGCCGGATACATGCACGAGGCGAAGGGCGTTCGCTACCTCTAACCGGTCCTGCCAGTCCACGATGCGGTAAACGGTGCCGGTTCCTGACGACCACTGGACATCAGCGAAGGTCGGCATATCCGCCGTGGCCGCGTGCCGGATAGTGGCGTATCCCGCACTACCGGAGCCGTCGGCTAGAACGATGTTCGATTGGTTGCTGTTGTCGAAGAAGTCGATCGTGGTGCCCACGTACATCCGAGAATACGTGTTGGTGCGCCACGTGGACCCACCGTCGGGAGAGAACTCCATTCCCAAACGCCCGCCAGTGGTCACTTCAACGTATATTTGGAGTTCATCATACTCGGTGAGGTCGGTAAGCAGTTCCAACGGGACTCCACTCGATACAGCAGTGGTGCCGAAGTCGTTGTCGAGAAGGACGGTTGTCTCTCGTGTTACTGTCACGTCGCCGGTGACGACTGGCGGGGCCGTTGTGACGCGCTTGTAGACCTGCGCGACTACTATGCCAGCCGTGAAGGCGGATCCGGTGTTTGATGTAAGCCGCAACCGGTTTTCTATTGTTGCCGCCTTCCGTTCTGAACGCGTCTGGTAATGCTCAGTTGAGCCTACGTTAATGGACGTAGAACCGGTCTTTTTGTCGTCGCGGTTCATGTTGACAAGCTGCATCTGCCCGCCAAGTTCGGCGGTGCCGTCGGCGTTGAAGAAGAAGCAGACATCATTAAGCGAGTGTTGGGCCGTGGTTTCGTTGGATAGCCAACGCTGATAATCACCGCTCGTTGTTAGCCAAGTTGCGCCGTCGTCGGTGGATAGCTGCACGTTGGCGCGGGTTGATGAACCCGCCGCACCGTCGTTCATGTCGAGAACAACCATAAACGCATCAGTGATGTCGAGTTCGATTTCATTACCCGCATCGAGCGTGTTGCCCACGTCGGAAAGGTCGAATATCGTCTCGGTCATTTGGACGACGTTTTCGGTCCCGTCGCCGGCAGAGATGCCGACTGCCGTAGGGGCCCACACTTCAAGGTTACCTGTGATGTTACCGGAGGCGATGAAAAGACGGATGCCTTCAACGGCGCCGGTGTTCGCTGCACGTTGGATACCGCCAAACTGGAAAATTCCGCGGACGTTGGCGGCGTAATCAGGTGGGTATTGAACTAGGCCGTGGGCGCTGGTGTAATCCCCATCCTGCAAGTCGGCGAAGGTGATCCGCCCAGACATAGAGTCATAGGTGGTGTTGGAGTCGTTCATGTCGTAGTTGGCGGCGAGTGCTTGGATCGCCCACGAAGCGGCGTTGACAGAGTTACCTGATTCTTCAAAACCCGTGTTGATGTATCCACGCGCGGCGCCGTCGTATCCGGTAGCCACCCACGCCCCATTCACCTTAATCTGCATACGAACAAACTGGGCGTTTGTGTCGACCTTCACGTCATTGAAGTATATCTCGGCTTTGGTGTAGTCTAGGTCGCCCTCGTAAGTGATATATGAGCCCGATGCCGTGCCGGTCCCAATCAAAGCCATAGCCGTGGCCGTCAAGCCACCACCACCGCCGCCAGAAGCCGCGTCCACCCACTCAAGAGCCGTCGCGCCCGCGTTGACCGCTGGTATCTGGCCAGCAGTGCCCAGCGTGCCGGGGGTGTCGGATAGGTCGGTGAAGGCCGCCGCGCCGCCGCCGCCAGCGACGAACTCAAGAGCCGTTTCCCCGGCATTGACGCGCGCGAACAGGAGGGCAGAGCCGGTGAAGTTGGCCGGGGTATCAGATAGGCCGACGAACGTGGACGCCGATGAAGCCGTGAAGAACTCAAGAGCCGTCGCGCCCGCGTTAACCCGAATTTGCTGCAGGGCCGTGCCGAGGGAACCCGGTGTGTCGGAGAGTCCGGTGAAGGCAGTTACGACTGTTGGAGGCGTGCTGAACTCAAGGGCGGTGCCGCCAGCGTTCATCCGTACCAGTTGAAGGGCCGCGCCCAGCGCGCCGGGGGTGTCAGACAGGCCAGTGAAGGCAGTCACGCCCGTCGCCGGGGTGTAATACTCAAGGGCCGTCTCGCCAGCATTGACCCGCACGCTCAGAAGCGAGTTACCGGTGAAGCTGGCCGGGGTGTCGGTCAGAGACACGAATGTGCCGCCGCCAGCGGTGAACTCAAGGCCATCTTCAGCTGCGTTCACGCGGACGTTCTTCAGGGCTTGGCCGCTGTACGTCGACGGCGTGTCGGGCATTGATACGAACGTGACTGTGGGTGTGCCCCAAACAGGGTCTGCGTCCACGCCCTGCGTCAACAACGCTTGGCCGGATGTGCTGGGCGGTAGAAGGGTCCAGCCAGTCTCTTCGCGTACCAGTATCGCGCCCCATGTGTCACCAAGGACGTCGATCAGATTCGAGACGCCGCCGGGAACTGACAGGGGGTTCAACGTGACGAGAAATTCCTGCCACCAGCGCATGAACTCCGGTGTGGGCTGGCCCTCTTCGTTGACCATGCGCACGTGGATGTTAAGCGGTGAAATGCTCATTATTCAACTTCCGCTTCTACCCAACCGATGAACTTCACGCCGCCGGTGTCGTAGAGGCGGAAAATGCGGCCCGGTGCCGCGAATGAACCAAGTGAACGCCACTCAATCCGCTGCTTTGTGTCTGTGGTCAGTGTGATCTGGTATTCGTTTGACCAGCTGGCGCCGAGGTCATCCGAGAACTTCATGTTCATGACCGGGGCGATGTCGTCGCCGAGGCGCCCGGTTGACCCAATGAGCCGCAGGGCGAAGTTCTTCCGCTTGGAGATACCCTGCGCGAATATGGCACCGCGGACTTCATACTCAGCTGGGCGCCAGCCGTCGTCAAGGAAGGACGTCGGAAGCATCTCATAGATGGCTCCGGTGAGGATGTCGCCGCCGACAACACGCTTGCCCGCTTTCCACAAAGAGCCGTTCTTGAAGTTGAAGTGGCCCTCGTATGCAACGGTATCGTACTCGGTCCACTGCTGTGTGGACAGGTCATAGACGTGCGTGCCGTTTGCACCCAGGTCGAGGCAGTAGAAATAGTGGCCATCTAGCGTGTAAGTCCATGCCCGCTGGCGTGGGATGTCTGGGATTCCGACCGTCCACACGACTTGGCCGGCTATGTTGGATGTGTAGAAACTTCCACCGGAGTCCGCAGCGTTCTGAATTAGAATCTGCGCGATCAGCTGGGCGACCTCTATTCGTTTCGGCGTAGTTGCAACGAGTATTTGCGCGATCAGCTGGGAGACTTGCGTGCGTTTAGGCGTGCCCTGCGTGAGAAGCTGGGCGACTGCCTGCGTCAACTGCACGTTCACGCCCCCACTCGACTGAGTGAGGACTTGAACTGTGACGTCGGATAGAAATGCGACTGTATTCGCCATGACTTAGGTCGTCCTTGTTACGCGGACGCGGCCCCCGGTAATCGTGGACGGCGTGATCGTGGCGGAAGTGTCGGGGTCTTCTTCGAAGATTTGCTTCAGCCACGCCGGGTTTAGGTCCGTGCCGAGGGCGGTTCCGGTGTCAACTGCTGCGCTGGGCCCAACAAGGTCGAAACGTAGCTGCGCGGAACCAGCGTCGGACTTGTATCCGCGCGCTGTGATCTGCATACCCAGGACACCTGTGACGTCAACCGGTAGGCGTTCCATAGCGAAGTCGGAAGGCGTTGGGATGTCTTCGCCGCCGAGGCATGTGACCGCCGGGAAAGAACCGTTGGTCAGCGTCTCAGTGGTCGCCTCAGAGTTACCAGCCGCGCCAATGGCCGTCGCAGTGAATAGGACTTCTGGCGAAGGCAGGATGGACGCGAAGATGTCGGCGTTGGCCGTGGTGCCGGTCGAGTAGGTCGTGCCTACACCTACCCCAGCGTTAACCGCCGCGATGATGTTGGCGATGCACTCGTCTATGTCGGCACCGATCAAAATCTCATTGGCGATCGTCGGACCAGTGGACAAGGTCGTGCGCCACGTGTATGTGACCGAGCCCAAAACCGTGGTTTCTGTGGTCAGAGGCAAGCCCGTGAGCGTGAGGATCGACGTTGCGAAGGTGTTCCGTGCCTCGATGTAGGTGTCATCCCAAGATGGGCGACGGTTAAGGACTTGGAAAGAGTTG